AAAGATTCTACTGTTTATCCTCCAATAAACGTAGATTTTACAACAACAGGATCAAATAATACAATATCATTAATAAATCCTCCAATTTCTATTGTAAAAAATAATAGTCTTGTATTTGATGTTAAAGATTCAAGTTTATCTGGATATAATTTAAAATTCTATATTGATAATGAATTTAAAAATGAATTTGTATCTACAGGATCTACTAGTCTTACTTCTGTCACAAGTGAAGGAACTATAGGTAGTGGAACAACAGCTACTGTAACTTTAAATTATTCTGAATTTAATCCTCCAGTTTTATATTATAATCTTGAAAAATCAGGATTTATAAGCACATCTGATATCGATGTTGTAAATGGATCTAAAGTATATTACGATACTCATGAGTATTCTGAATATAATGGAAGATATTCTATTATTGGTGTAGGTGATACTAGTTTTAATATTTTATTAAGGAATAAACCAAACGTACTTAAATATGCAGCTGCTGAAGATCAAGGAAATTCCTTTAAATCTGGTATAGGAACCATAAGATATACAACAAAATCAACTTATGATATCGGTCCAGTAGAAAATATTGGTATTAATTTTGGTGGATTAGGATATAAAAAGTTACCAGAATTTGTAAGTATTGCTTCTACTCAAGGAACTAATGCTCAGATTTTACCAAGATCTACAACTGCAAATAAAATTAAAGAAACAACAATTAATAATATTGGATTTGAATATCCTTCGGATAAAACTTTATTACCAATAGCACAATTATCACCTGTAATTTCTTTAAGAGATTATAATGTTGTTAAATCTATTGAAATTCTTGATGGTGGACAAGATTATCAAAGTGATCCTACAATACTTATTATTGATGCTAATAGTAGAAAACCTAATTTTAGTGGATCTATAATAGCATCTGTTAGTGAATCTACTCAAGCAATTGAGTCGATAAAGATTGTAAGAGAACCTAAAGGTATAGATGTTGCCACAGCAATATCTCTTGATAATACTAATGGTATTACAGTTACTACAGTTTCGGTTGCATCTACTATTGTTACAGATACAAATAGTGGAGTTGTTACGTGTACATTATCAACACCTATTGTTGGATTTGCAGAAGATCCTTTTGTTGTTGGTGATACATTCTTCCTAGAAAATGTAGAAAATGAATGGGAAGGAGATACTATTAATTCTGCAAGTAATGGATACAGTTTCTACACAGTAACAAATACTTATGATACTAAACCATCTTTAGGAAATAATCCATTTAAGTTTGAGTTTAATTTACTTGGAATATGTACTAATCCTGGACTTGCTAAAACTACTCAAACATTTGCTTCTGTTGTAAATTATAATAAGTATCCTAAATTTAAAATTGAACAAGAAGCAGCATCTTTCTCTGTAAATGAAAGAGTTTTAGTGTATGATGGTGAAAAATTTAGAGAAAGAAATTTAATTATTGATAAGATTGGTAATGATTATATTAAAATACTTGGTAAGTATCAATTAAAAGTAAGTGATATAATTAAAGGTTCTTATACTGGTTCTATTGCTACTATCAATCAATTAAGTCCTAATACAGGTAAATTTAAAGTTGATTATTCATCAAGAAGAGAAATAGGATGGATTAATAATATTGGTAAATTAAATGAGGATTATCAAGTTATTCCTGATAATGATTATTATCAAACTTTATCATATACAGTTAAGAGTCCAGTTGAGTATCAAAAATTATTAGATCCAGTAAACAGTTTGGTTCATACTAGTGGACTTAAGAATTTTGCTGATACTACTATTACTCAAGTATCACCAAAAATTGGTATTGGTAGTGTTGATGTAACAACAATTAATCGTGATTTATCCTCTACTGAAAATAGAATAGATGCTATTAACAATTTTGATTTAGTAAGAGATGACTCTATACTCACGAACCCACCAAGATCAAAATATATTCAATTTAGAAATAGAGAACTTGTAAATTACTTCAAATGTTTAACTAATAGAGTTTTAGATATAGACAATATTAGTCCTTTATTCTCTAATGCATCTAATAATATTAAAACTGATGGATCATTATCTTTAATAAATCCATATGGTAGATTTTTAGTACAAGCAAGAAATCCATCAACTTCTGCTATACAATTTACTGAAGTACTTACTTCAATAGATTATATTAATAAAAACATCTATACTATACAAAAAGGTGTTTTAGGTGCTGGTGGAACAACAGCTAATTATTCAGAATTAGTTAATATTGAAGGAGATAAAAATGAAGTTGATGTATATTCATTAAAATTTAATCCAGTTGATATTTACGATGCAGATCTTGATATTAAAGTCTTTGAGAATACTTTTAGTAGTGCAACTGGTGTTGGTACTGATACTTCTCTTGGATTTGTATCATTAACTGGAATTAATAATAATGCTGGTTCTTCATCATCTATTTCTTTAGTATCTTCTAATATTAGTGATATAGAATCTTATTTTGCAAGTATTGAGGTTAGAGATAATTTTGCAAATGAAACAAATATTTTTGACTTCTATGTAACTCATGATGGAACAAATTCATATGTTGCTAACTATTCATTCGAAACCAATACTTCTAACTTTATAGGAACATTTACATCACAACTTGATTCTAATATTTTATCATTAAATTATGAGAATGATAGATCTAACAATGTTTCTGTTCAATCTAGAGTTGTTGGATTTGGAACTACTGCAGCAGGTATTGGTACATATAGATTTAAGACAACTGCTCAACCAGATGGTTCAGAAAATTCTTTAAGAATACAATCTTCATACTCAAATGTTTCTACATCTTCTACAATATTAGAATTTAATAAGACTAAAGTTTCTAGTGTTAAGAATATTATAAGAGCTTCTATTGGAAATACTAGTGCTATTCATCAAATAATGATGGCACATGATGGAACTGATGCATATATTGTACAATATCCATTTATATCTATCGGAAGTACTTCTGGAATTGGAACATTTACTTCTCAGTTAAATGGATCTGATTTTGAATTAGTATTCCATCCTGATATATCAGGAACTATACAAATTCAATCTTACAGTGAAGTATTTAATACTGACATTGATTTAATTAATATACCTTCTGATCTTACTTATGGTGCTGCAGTTGACTCTCAATCATTAGTACAATATGATTCATTAAACGGCGATAGAGCTGATAGTAAGTCATTTAAGTTAAGACATAACAATATTCCAATTTTTGGAAGGTATATTGATCCACAAGTTGGTATTGCATTAACTTCAGGTATAGTTACAATTGAAAATCATTTCTTTAATGATAAAGAAAGAATAATTTATACTCCTGGTTCTTCAATTGAAGGGGTTGGAATTGCATCAATTCAAACTGATGGCAATCCCCTACCAAGTGAATTATATGTGATAAAGATAGATGATAACCAATTTAATGTAGCTCTTTCTCAAGCAGATGCTAATGCTGGAATTGGTACTACATTTACAAGTTTTGGAACAGGTAATTATCATCTATTTGAGATGTTTAAGAAGAATGAAAAGAGTTTAATTACATTAGATAATGTAATTCAGACACCACTTTCATATACTCCAGTAACTACTACTTTATCTAATAATGTAAGTGGACAAGTATCAATATCTACAACAGTATTGGGTATTGCTGGAATATCTTCTATTATTTTAAATGATATTTTAAAAATAGGTGAAGAATATGTAAAAGTTAATAATGTTGGATATGCAGTAACAAATATTGGACCAGTAGGTGTAGATACTGGAACTATACCAATGATTGAAGTTGAGAGAGGATTTGTTGGTTCTTCTGCTACAACTCATACTGATGCAGATACTGTAAGATTGTATAAGGGTGGATTTAATATTGTTGGAGATAGTATTTACTTTAGTGAAGCACCAAGAGGTACTAATGTAACAGAAAAAACAGAATCTAATCGTGATGCTGGTAGATCTGACTTTAGTGGAAGAGTTTATTTAAGAAATGATTATTCTACTAATGCAGTATTTGATGATGTTTCAACTGATTTTACTGGAGTTGGTAGAACCTTTACAACCACTATAGGTGGTGCTAACACTATTGGACTTACTACTGGTAGTAGTCTTGTGGTTATTAATGGTATTTTCCAAAATCCAACTACAGAAACCAATCTTTCAAATAATTATACTCTTGATGGTAATGATGCTCTTGGAATTACAAGTTTTGTATTCTCTGGTATTACCTCTACAAACGGTAGTGTAATTATAAGTGAAGATGATATAAATCAAAATCAACTACCTAGAAAAGGTGATATTATTTCTATTGGTTCTAGTGGTGGACTTGGTATAGCACCTTTAGTTGGAGCATCAGTTACTGCAGTTTTAGCAGGTGCTGGACAATCTATTGTTTCTGTTGGACTTGGTACTACTGATTTCCATGGTTCTGGATATAATACGGGTGGAACAATTGCTATTGGTGTAACTGATATAGCATATGAGCATAGATTTGTAAGTGCTGGTATTAACTCACTTACTGCAAATGCAGGTGGACCATTTACTGTTACTGATGCGACATTTGATTCATCCAGTGGAGTTATGGTACTAACAATACCTGGACATGGATTAACAATATCTAATACTGTTGGTATTGCAACTAGTTCAATTGGATTTACTTGTGAAAGTGATAATTATACTACTACAAAGTTATATCCTCGTTTAACTGATCCTGCTCATAATGCAACATTAGCGATTACAGCAGTCACTACTGATACAATTACAGTTGGTGTTGGATCTGCTGGAGGAAGTGGTACTGGGGCGGTTATAACCGCTACTGTGGTTGATTATAATGAGCATACATTCGTAAGTGCTGTTGGTAGTGGTATTACAGCAAATGCTGGAGGACCTTTCACAGCAAATGCTGCAGATTACGATCCTGTAAGTGGAATATTAACTGTTACAACAACTGCTACTCATGGATTTACTTCAGCAGGTTTCCAAACTGCAACAAATGCAATTTATAATCCTGTAGTTGGTATTGTAACTATTATTACTACAGGTAATCATGGATATAGTAATGGTGATTATGTTAAACTTGCTGAGAATTCATTAACATTCACATGTGCTAAAGATGGTAATCAAACTAATCATTCATACCCAAGAAGAACTGATCCAATCTTTAATAAGTGGATACAGATTGAAGATGTAACTTCTAATACTTTTGAGATTCAAGTTTTAGATTCTACACCATCTACTGATATTAGTGCACATACATACGTTTCTGCAGCAGCTAGTGGTATACAGAAGGCAAATAATACTGTTGGAATAGGTACAAGTACATTAACATTTACTTGTGCACAGGATATGCACACTACTACTCATTCATATCCAAGACCTGTAAAATTATTGGGTAGTGTATCTGATCCTGCTCATAATGCTACTTTAGGTGTTGAAGAGGTTTTATCCACAACTCAATTTACAGTAAATGTTGGCAGATCTCCTGCTGGAACTGGTGGGGCATTGAAATTTACTGTTGGTGCAGGTGGAACAGGATATATTAATCCAAGAATTCTTCCACCATCTCCATCATATAATAATCTTCCAATACAAGGTATTTCTAGATTAGGTTTGGGTCCAACTACAGATACTGGACGTGGATTGACTGTTAATGTTGATGTTGCTGCAGCAGCTACTACTGGAATTGGTTCTAATTTATATGAAGTAAGTCAATTTGACTTCCCAACAAAAGGAACTTCATTTAGACAAGGAGATGTTTTCAGACCTGTCGGATTAGTAACTGATAGATTAGTTTATGAACCATTAACTGATTTCAGATTTACTGTAAATGAAGTATTTACTGATGCTTTTGGTTCTTGGAATGTTGGAGAATTTGATTTTATTGATTCTATTGAAAAATTACAGGATGGTGAAAGAAAGAGATTCCCATTGAAATTTAATGGCGAATTAGTAGCATTTAGAGCAGATCCATCTTCTTCTATAGATGTTAATAATCTATTATTAATTTTCGTTAATGGTGTTTTACAAGAACCTGAATTTGCATATTCTTTCTATGGTGGAACAAGTTTTATATTTACTGAAGCACCTGATGAGAATGATAAAGTAACAATTTTCTTCTATAAAGGATCTAATGATGATATTTCATTCACTGATGTAACAGAAACTATTAAAGAAGGTGATGAAGTTCAAATAATGAAGAGAAATGGAGTAGATGAATCTTTAACTCAGAATAAGAGAACTATTATCGGAATAACAACTTCAGATGTAATCGAAACCAATTTATATTATAAGCAAGGAATAGATGAAAACAATTATCGTCCTTTAAAATGGATTAAGCAAAAAGCTGATAAAGTTATTAATGGAAATACAATTTATAAGTCAAGACTTCAAATTGAACCATTAATTTATCCAAATGCAGGAATAATTTCCGATATTCAATCTACAGATGATATTTTATATGTTGATTCTGTTGATTTATTTGAATATGATTCTCCAGTCAATTTCGATCTTCGTATTGTTGATCAATCTCAAAATCCAGAAAGAGCTTCTCTTACTGCTGTAGTTTCTGCTGCTGGAACAGTTCAATCAATCACTGTAAACAGTGGTGGAGTTGGATATGTTGGAGTATCAACTTCTATTTCTATTGGTATTCCACAAACAGGTATTTCTACCTTTGTACAGGCAGATGGTTCAATTGGTATAGGAACAACTGCAACTGCAACTGCAACTATAACTGGAGGAGTTATTTCATCAGTTGATGTTGTAAATCCAGGACTTGGATATACAACTGCTTCTGTTCCTCAAGTTATTGCACCATTACCAATACTTGCTCAGGAAACTATTAGTGATGTAAGTGATGTTAAGGGATTCTCAGGTATAATTACTGGAATATCAACAACATCTGGTACTGGTAGTAATCCTTTAGCACTTCATTTCTTCCTTGAAAAGGATACAGGTACTTTTGCAGATTTAGAGAATGGATATCCAATTTATATCTTTGACACTACTGTTGGATCTGGAGTTACTTCACATACTGCACATGGAACTTCCTTAGGTATAGGTGCTACATTCTTAGATAATATATACCAAGTAAACTCAATTAATAGAACTGCAAATAAAGCAGACTTTATTGCTAACGTAGATCCAAATGCAAATATTGTTGGAATTGCAACAACTGGTATGGGTATTGGTAAGTTCTCTTGGGGTAGATTAACTGGGTTTAGTAGATCTTCAAATCCAGTATCGATTGCAGTTTCTTCTAAGACGGTTAGTGGATTATCAACTTTCCCACATACACAGAGAAGAGACTCTGGACTTAGAAAAACAGGTGCGATAAAGAACACCACATAAATTAGTATAAATAAAGAAAAAAAGCTATAGACGATGGCGGCAATTGTAACAGATCAGTTTAGAATCAATAATGCTAGTAATTTTTTGGGGGATGTTAATGACACCTCAAATTCTTATTATGTAGTTGTTGGACTAACAAATCCTGGTATTGGAACTAATTATTTTGGTAGAACTTTAGACGAAGCAACATGGAATGCGAGTCCTCCAAGTCCTACTGATAATTTTAATTATCTAGATCATAGTAAAGATACTATGATTTATGGTAAGAAAATATCTGCAGAAAATATTAGAAGAGTTATTAGAAAAATAACTTGGACTCAAGGAAATAGATATGAGATATATCGTCAAGATTATAGTACTGCCAATCAATCGCCATTAACAAATTCGTCTAGATTATATGATGCAAATTATTATGTAATTAATAAAGACTTTAATGTTTATGTTTGTTTAAATAATGGTTCCTCTGGAATTAATACTACAGGAAATCGTTCTCAAAATGAACCGTTATTTACTGGTTTAGAACCTTCTGCTGCAGATGGTGCATCAAATGATGGTTATGTATGGAAGTATTTGTTTAGTGTTAAACCAAGTGATATTATAAAGTTTGATTCTACTGAATATATACCTCTTCCTAATGATTGGGCAACATCAACAGATACTCAAATACAATCTGTTAGAGATAATGGTAATTCTGATATTAATAATAATCAGATTAAAGAAGTTTATATTGCTGCACAAGGAGATGGATATTCTGGTGGTGTAGGACAAGAATTTCCTATTATTGGGGATGGAAGTGGTGCCAAAGTTATAGTTGATGTTGTTGGTGCTAAAATAACTAAAACTCAAGTTTCTGTTGGTGGAAAAGGTTATACTTACGGAAAAGTTAATCTTGATAGTATTAATAATACAGCAGTTTCGGGTAGTACACCTGCAAAATTAATTCCAATTATTCCACCATCTAAAGGTCATGGACATGATTTATATAAGGAATTGGGTGCTGATAGAGTTCTAATCTATTCTAGATTTGATGATGCTACAAAAGACTTTCCAGTAGATGCTAAATTTTCTCAGATTGCAATAGTTAAAAATCCAACTTCAATTGGTTCTACTAATGTATTTACTGGCAATACATTTTCTTCTACAAAATCATTATATCTTCAAAATTTAGCATCTAATCCATTATCAGTAGTTCCTGGTGATGAAATTAGGCAAGATGTAAAGGATGATAGTGGTACTGTCATTGGATATGCTAGAGGATATGTTGTTTCGTATGATGTATTATCTTCAACTGCACCTCAAATTGCAGTTTTAAAATATTCTCAAGATAGATCTTTATATAATTCTTCTTCAGATGTATTTGCAACTGATACTGCAGATCTATCAAAAGAAGGAGATCCTGTTACTGGACAAATTTATACTATTCAAGGTAGCAATGATGTTGTGGAAGTAGGTGGAAAATATACTGTAGGAATAAATACTTCATTCTCTGGAATTACCACAAACCCAACAGGAAACAAAATTGTTGAACTCGGAGTTGAGTTTGAAAATGGGGTTGCCGAATCTGAAATAAATAATGAGTCTGGTGATATTATCTATTTGGATAATAGATCTTTAATTACTAGAGATGAAAGACAAAAAGAAGACGTAAAAATTATCCTGGAATTCTAAAAAATGCCACAGAAAACTAACTTAAATATAAGTCCTTATTATGACGACTTTAATGCGGATGATAATTTCTATAAGGTTCTTTTTAGACCAGGAAGACCTGTTCAAGCTAGAGAATTAACAACTCTCCAGTCCATCCTACAAAATCAGGTTGAATCCTTTGGAGATCATATGTTCAAAGAAGGAACTATGGTTATACCTGGTTCTGTATTATATGATAGTCAATATTTTTCAGTTAAAATAGAATCAGAACATTTAGGGCTTCCAGTTTCTCTTTATCTTTCTGAATTAAAAGGTAAAAAATTTAAAGGGCAAAATAGTGGAGTAGAATTTATAGTTAATGACTGTAAAGTACCTGAAGATTCTACTGATATTACTCATGTAACTTTGTTTATAAAGTACTTAACAGGAAGTAATGATAATTTAGAGGCATTTATATCAGATAGCGAACCTTTAATTGCCCAAGAAAATATAGTTTATGGAAATACTACTATCACTGTTGGAGATAGTGTTGCTAATGCCATAGATACCGATGCTGCTGCCACTGGTAGTGCTGTAAAGATAGAAACTGGTGTATATTTCATTAGAGGTTCTTTTGTTACTGTAACAGCAGATACTATCATCTTAGATCCATATTCAAATCAACCTTCATATAGGGTTGGACTAAGTATTTTAGAAACCATTGTTACTGCAAAGGAAGATTCTGAATTATATGACAATGCTAGAGGATTTTCTAATTATGCTGCTCCAGGTGCTGATAGATTAAAAATTACTACTGAATTATCTAAAAAATCACTTACAGATTTTAATGATACTAATTTTATTGAAATTGTTAAGTTAAAAGAGGGTAGTCTTAAAAAATTACAGGATACTACTGTTTACTCTGAAATTGCAAAAGAATTTGCAAGAAGAACTTTTGAGGAATCTGGAAATTATTCTTTAGGTAATTTTAATGTTAAAGTATCAAATTCTTTAGATGATGGAATTGGTAATGAAGGAATATTTAAATCAAATCAAGTTACTGATCAAAATAATACACCAACTGATGATTTAGCATGTGTAGAAGTTGATCCAGGAAAAGCATATGTTCATGGATTCCGTATCAATAGTGTTGGAACAACTATTATAGATATCGATAAACCAAGAGAAAAGGAAGTTGTAGACACTGCAAAGGTAGCATTTGAACTAGGTAGTTTAATAAGAGTTGATAATGTTACAGGTACACCAAAAATAAAATTAGATGATACTTCAAACACTGTTCAATTATTTAATAAGAGAAAAGATGTTGCTAGTCCAATTGGAATTGGAACTGCAAGGGTATATTCTATCGGATTAAGGAATACTCCTTATGTTAATAATGATAGTGAATGGAATTTATATTTGTATGACGTACAAACATATACAGTATTAACTTTAAATGAATCATTAAGTGCTGCTCAATGTCCTAATGGTTCCTTTATACGTGGTGTCAGTAGTGATGCTACTGGATATATGGTTGATATAGATGGTAGTTCTGTTAGTTTAGTACAAACATCAGGAACATTTATCAGAGGAGAAGCAGTTTTAATTAATGAGACTAATTTAGTTCCAAGATCTATAGTAACAGTAACTCAATATGGTTCACAAGATATAAAATCTATATTCCAAGACTCTACTGTTAGTGGTAATGATAGAGATTTTTCTGCAAATACTGTATTAAAAGATGCTTTAGTTACACCTACAACACCCTTAAATACTCAATTTACAATAGTAGATTCTGGTACAGGTGCCACAGGAACAATTACTGGACCTGGAGTTACTTTTGATGGAATAAAGGCAGGTACATTAGTTAAATATTTTGTCAAAGGTGTTGCTAATCCTGTAGTAAATGAGGTATCACAAGTTTCTCCAGATTTAAAAGAATTAACTGTAGTATCTGTTGCTGCTACAACGGGAATAGCAAATCTTGTTGGTGGTATTGCTGGCGTTACAACAACCAGCCCAATGGTAAAAATTATACCTGAGGGAATTGTTAATAATGATGAGAAAGGACTTTATACTCCATTAGAAAGAAGAAACATTTCTGATGTTAATTTTTCTGGTTCTGAACTTTTAGTTTCAAGTCAAGTATCAGGTACAACTGGTGTTGATGGTTCAATAACTATTAGTTTACCAACAGGAATAACCAGTGGTTTTTATAGTTCATTCGATACTCAAAAATATTCAATAATTTATGATAGTCTTAGTGGTGGTGGCGGTCCAGAAAATTTAACAAAAGATCAATTTGCATTAACTAATGGTGCCACTGAAGTTACTTTTAGTGGATTACTAGATAGTCAAGACGTTAAAATTAATGTTACTGTAGAAAAAGCAACAATAAAGGAGAAAATTAAAGAATATTCTAGAAGTAGGCAAATTCAAATTACACATACTCAAACTGGTATAAACACAACTACTAGTGGATTAACTCAAAATAATTTCTATGGGTTAAGAGTAGAAGACAAAGAAATTTCTTTAAATGTTTGTGATGTTGCTAATGTTGTTGCTGTTCTTGAATCGAAAGATACATCTGTACCTACATTAGATAAATTAACAACTGTTTCTGGATTATCTTTAGATATTAATTCTGTAGTTGGTGAAAGAATTACTGGAACTGAAAGTGGAGCTGTTGCTCAATTAGTAACTAGAACTGGTTCAAATAATGTTGAGATTGCTTATTTAAATACTAATAAATTTAATATTGGTGAAGTAATTAATTTTGATGAATCAAATATTACAACTACTTTGCAAGCAATAACTCCTGGTAATAATATTAATATTACGGATAGATATTTCCTCGATAAGGGACAAAGAGAACAATATTATGACTATTCTAGAATAGTTAGAAAAGCAGGTACAGCAAAACCATCTAAGAGATTATTAGTAGTTTATAATTCTTATATTGTTCCTGCTGATGATACTGGTGATGTATTCACAGTAGAATCTTATGATGAAGATAGATTTTCAAATGATATACCTATATTAGCAAAAAGTATTAGGGCTTCTGATACCCTTGACTTTAGACCTAGAGTTTCGGAATTTAATAGTACTACGGCATCTCCATTTGCATATTCAAGTAGAGATTTTGGTACTGCAGGTAATTCATCTACATTAGTAATATCACCTGAAGGTGATTCTAATTTAGGATATAGTTTCTATCTACCAAGAGTTGATAAATTGATTCTTAGTCTTGGTGAGGATAACACACCAGAATTTTCTGTTTTAAAAGGTGTATCTTCAATACAACCTAAAGCACCTGCTATGGTTGATACTGGAATGGAGGTAGCAACAATTACACTTCCTGCTTATCTTTATAAACCAAGCGATGCAAGAATAAGTCTGGTTGATAATAAAAGATATACAATGAGAGATATTGGTAAACTTGATAAGAGGATTACCAATTTAGAGACTATTACAAGTTTAACTATGCTTGAACTTGATACAAAAACATTGCAAATTAGAGATGAAGTTGGGGATAGGTTTAAATCTGGATTCTTTGTAGATAATTTCAAAGATGTCAGTCGTATGGATATATCAAATCCAGATAATAAGGTTGATGTTGATGTAATAAATGGTGAATTAATTGTTCCTTTAGATAGATATACCTTTAAACCAGAATTAGGTTTAAGTCCATCTATAAATTCAGATACTGCAGATTATACTCAAGATTTAACTTTATTAGATACTAATGTAAGAAAAACTGGTGATTTAATTACTCTAGATTATTCAGAAACTGGTTGGATTGAAAATGCATTTGCATCTAAAGTTGAAAATATAAACCCATTTGAAGTTGTATTATTTGATGGAACGATTGCATTATCTCCAGTCTCAGATAATTGGACAAGAACAGTAGTTGTAGATGGTGGTATTAGAAGAGTATTAGATGGAAATATTGTAACTGACGATCTTAATGTTGGTGTAATAAAACAATTATTTGATACCAAACAAGATGTATTTGTCGAACAGACAGATTGGGAAAGATTCCAAGATAGACTTAGTGCTTGGGAAGAACAAACAACAATTACTCTTGAATTTGATCAAGAATATGTTGAAACAATACAAAGTGGTAGTGTGCCAGATACACACGTTAGATCCAGAAACGTTGGTTTTAAAGCACATGCTCTAAAACCAGGAATAAGATATTATCCATTCTTTGATGGAAGAAGTGGAATAGATATTATTCCAAAATTAATAGAAATATCAATGACTTCTGGAACATTCTCAGTGGCTGAAGATGTTAAAGGGTATATTGGTAGTGATAGTACAAATCCAGTAATTACATTTAGAACAGCGAACGCAGATCATAGGGAAGGTACTTATAATGATTCAACAAGTTCTGGTTATACTCCATATATTGTAAATCCATATGATCCAGGAAGTTCTTTATCATCAGTTTATACCTCTTCTTCCACTGTATTAAATGTTGATATAGGTTCATTAACTGAAGAAGCTATTGGAAGTTATTTTGGTAGATTAGAAGTTGGAATGAAATTAGTTGGTTCGACAAGTAATGCAGAAGCAACAGTTACTAATATAAGATTAATTGGTGATGATATTGGAAATGTATATGGTTCATTCTTTATTAGAAATCCTTTAACAGATCCACCACCACCATTAAGATTTAATAATGGTACTAAGACATTTAGATTGTCTTCCTCTGTAAGTAATGAGACTCCACTTCCTGGAAATGAAGCGTCTGTAAGTAGTGGAGAAGGTGAATATACAACTGCTGGAACCTTAGAGACATTTAGACAGACTAATGTTCAAGTTGGACGTACTGTAAGAGTAACACAATATCGGGATCCTTTGGCACAGTCTTTCCGATGTGATGAGTCTGGAGCATTCCTGTCATCTGTTGATATCTATTTTGGTACAAAAGATGATTCTCAACCAGTAACGGTTCAACTTAGAACCATGGAATTGGGAACACCCACTGATATATTGGCAGCAGATTATGCTGAAGTTATAGTACCTTCAAGTGATATTACAGTATCAAACGATGCTTCAGTTGCAACTAATATTAAATTCCCATCTCCAATTTATCTGGAGGCAGGAACAGAATATGCTTTGGTATTATTATCACCTGGAACTACTAAGTATACTGTATGGATTTCTAGAATTGGTGATATAACTATAGAAACTAGGGATCTTGGTGAAGGTAATAGAAGAAAGGTAGGAACTCAGTATATTGGAGGAAGTTTATTTAAGTCCCAAAACGGAACTATTTGGACTCCTACACAGGAAGAAGATTTGAAGTTTACTTTGTATAAGTGTGCATTTAAAACTGGTACTATAGGAGATCTTACTTTATATAATCCAAAACTTCAAACTTCAAATGCTAATTTTGCTTTAGGTTCAAATGCAATTACATCATATCCAAGAAAACTTACTGTTGGAATTGATTACACTGGTGTTTTAGAAGCAGAATTAGTTCCTGGAATAAAAGTTAGTGCTACAACAAATGATGGTGTGGCTATGAATGTTCCAGATGATCCAACAGGATTTATTGAAAGTGTTGGTGGTCCTATTGAGACAACAACAGTTGTTAATCAAACTATAGGTATAACCACTGTTGGTCTTGGAACTGGATATGAACCAAGTCAAACATATAGTGGAGTCAATTTACAAACTATTACTGGTAATGGATCTGGTGCTACTGCAACAGTAATAACTAATGCTTCTGGTGGAGTTGCTAATGTTAGTATTGCAAATTCTGGTTCTGGATATGCTGTTGGAGATGTTCTTGGTATTACCACTGCCGATTTAGGAAATGATAAGAAAGGAACTGATGCTCAGGTAACAGTAGCAGATAGAGCAGGTATTAATAAACTTTATCTAACAAATGTTCAGGGTGAAAACTTTACTACCAATAAATTGCTTATTTGGTATTCTGATCCTGCAAATGGAACTATTCATCAACCTGGAGCTGCAACAACTGCAATAACAAGTTCTGCACTTACCTCAGATCTTTATTCTGGTAATATTGTTCAGGTTAATAATTATAACCATGGAATGACATCAGATAATAATAAAGTTACTTTAAGTGGTATACAACCTGATGGTATTCCTACTACATTAAGTGCAAATCTTTCAAGTACTGATACTGTTATTTCTGTAGCAAATACTAGTGTATTTGGAACATTTGAAGGAATATCAACCAGTACGGGATATGCTCAAGTAGGGCAAGAAATTATATATTATAATGGTATTGGTGCAGGTACACTCAATGTTGGAACAAGAGGATTTTCTGATACATCAGTTTCTTCACATTCTAGTGGAGATTCAATATTCAAATATGAATATAATGGAATTTCTTTAACTGGTATTAATACTACACACTCAATGGCTACTGCAGCTGGAGTAAAGGCATTAAAGACAATTGATAGTTACTTTGTAGCAGTACCTAGAGGTTCTGGAAGACCAAATCTTACAGATAGATCTGTTGGTGTGAATCAATTAAGTTTTACTGAAGAAATGTTTGCTGGTGGATCATTTACAAATGGAACACAAAACTTCCAATATGATTCATTTATGCCAGCATTCTCTGTAATGACACCAGGAAGTTCAACAGTTCTTGAAGCAAAATTGAGAAGTGTAACTGGAACTAGCGATGGTGGTAATGAATCATCATTCAATGATGTTGGATACGAACCTGTAGTATTCAATAAACTTAATAGATTATCTTCTCCTAGATTACTTGCTTCAGGTATTGATGAAACTACATATTTAACTAATTTACCAAAAAATAGATCTGTGACTCTATTAGCATCATTTAGTACATCAGATGCTAATTTATCTCCTGTATTAGATACTATGAATGGAGCATTTAGACTATACAGAAATAGGTTAAATAATCCAATATCGGATTATGCTAGAGATTCTAGATCTAATGCACTTGTAGGTGATCCACATGCAGCATGTTATATTTCTCAGGTAGTTAATTTAACAAATGAATCAACTTCGTTAAAAGTTCTTATAAGTGCCTTTAGACCTGCATCATCAGATTTCAGGGTATTGTATAGATTAATTAAACCAGATTCAACTGGTGTTGATGAAGTCTTTAAATTATTCCCTGGATATGATAATCTTAAAGATGTTGGTATTGAAAAGCAAGTTATTGATTCTAGTTTGAATAGTGGAAGACCTGATGTACTAGTTCCTCCTAGCACAGGTAATAAATTCTTAGATTATGAATTTACTGCTAATAATGAGGATGGATTTACTGGATTCCAAGTTAAAATTGTAATCAGTGGAACTAATGAATCAACTCCACCTAGATTTAAAGATCTTAGAGTAATTGCTTTAGCATAATGATACCTGTTGAAGGACATAAAAATCTGTATAGAGATGAAAAATCGGGTGCCATAATAAATCATGACACCCAAGGTTATCGTCAATATATGGCACTGAAGAATAAAAAAAATGAAGAAATAGAAGAGATTCAACGTTTAAGATCTGATATAGATGAAATAAAATCTCTTTTACATGAGGTGTTAAATAAAAGATTATAAATATTTAAAAATATATTGATTAATAATGGCAATATATGTATCCAATATAGTAATTGAGCAAGGTTTTGACTTTGATACATCCTTTCAATTAGAGGATACTAGGACTAATAACTTTTTAGATTTGACTGGTTGTGCTACAACTGCTCAGATTCGAAAACATTCTTCTAGCACAAATGCAACAGCAGGTTTTGCTGCAACTGTCTCTCAGGAAGATAGGGGAATTGTTACAATTATATTGAAAGCATCTCAAACTGTCCTTATAAAGCCTGGAAGATATGTCTATGATGTGAAGATAATGACTCCAACTGGAGGTGAGTACAAAGCCGTAGAAGGTTCAGCACTAGTAAGAGGTGGGGTAACAAGGTAATGCCAACTATAAATGACAGAATTGGTTCACAAAACGCAATAAGGGTACTATCTAATGCTTCTGCACCACCTACTCGAATTGTAAACCTTACTGATATTAATGCTTCTAGAAAGCAGGAAAATGGTTTAATTTTAGTATGGGATAAATTACAAGAAGATTTTATTTTAACTGATAGTCTTAATGCTATTGGTGGTTATACTTATAGTGTTGGTGTAGTAACATTTGCCAATCAATTTGATTCTAGTTCCTCTACAACAGGTGGAGTACTTTTCCAAGGTGGAGTTGGTATTACTAGTAATTTATATGTTGGTAGTACATTAGGTGTTAGTAGTCATTTTTCATCTGTTGGTATTACAACTTTAGCAAGTCAAGGTGGAATAACAACTACTGGTGGAGATTTATATGTTGGTGGACAGTTATATAGTGGAGATTCCACAATAAATTCTGATGGTATTACTGTTAGTGGAATTGTAACTGCAAATGCTATTTCTATAGGTGCAACACAAGTTTTAAGTGATGCATTCCAACTTCAAAATATTGCATCTTTAGATGCTACAACAACAGCAACAATTGAAGCAGCAGTTTCTGCAGCACCTAATACATTTACTAACCTCAATATAACTGGAATTTCAACTTTCCAAGGAGAGTCTGGTTTTGTAGGTTTAGCAACATTTGGCAGTGGTATTAATGTTGTTTCTGGTGTTAGTACATATGCTGATTCAGTTTATTTAGATCAAGGATTACATGTTCGAAGTGGTGTTTCTACATTTAGTGGTAATATTCTCGTTGAAGATAATGGTCAAATACAAATTGGTAATTCTGCAGATTTACTTATTACCCATGATACTTTAAACAGTATTGTAGATCAGCAAGGTGCTGGTAATTTAATAGTTAAGTATGGAGGATTCCCTAAGGTAACAATAAGTCC